ATTGGGTGATTTGTTCGTGAACGGTCATGGAGTGCGCGCCCTTTATGCGCGCGGGTGTCGCGGGAATCTCCGTGGCGCCGGAGGGCAGACGGCCAGGCGCGGCCAGATATTGGGCGTCGAGACTTTTGATCGCCTGAATCGTGGCGTGCATGTTCGCGGGCACGGTCACGAGGGACAGTTCGCAGATTTCGTATTGGCGGATGTGGGCGGCGCCGGATTTGAGGCGCGTCAGCCCGCCGTCGAGGACTCGATAGCCCACCGAGACAGCACGAATGAACCCGGCGCGGACGCTCTGCACCGCCTCCAGCACCCGATCCCGCAACGGCCCAGGATCCTCGATGTCCGGAATCGTCGCGTCAAACGTGATCCCCGCGACGGTCGCGGGATGCAGCGTGGCGAACCCAATCGGGCGTTCGCGGTCGTGGTGCCAGAGCAGCGGGATCGGATTCGTGAAGGTCGCGCCGAACGGTTCGAGAATGTCGCCTGCGCGGTCGGGCGCGGGCGTGGTCGCCGTGCCGGAAAACCGCAACCGCGCCGAGGGCGCGCCGCCTGCGTCCTTGAGCTCGAGGAGGGCGTGCGCGTGCTGGATCACCGCGCGCGCAGTATGGGTCAGCGGGTCGGCGGGTCGTGAGTTTCTGTTTTTTTATCGAGGGCGCGCCGGATGAGTTCGGGCACCGACACGCGCGCGGCCTGGGCGCGCCGATAGATCGCGTCAAAGGTCCGTCCGGGGATCGTCAGCGAGACGACCACCGAGCAGTCGGTCGGGTCAATCCGAGGCCGTCCGGGATTGTTCGCCATCACGCGCCTCCGAGAATCAACATCTGATAGGCGGTCGCGGGCGTGTGGTCGTGGCGTTCCATGGCATCGAGCGCCATCACCAGCGCGACCGCGCCGTCGATCTTTTCCGTCGACAAGGCCTTCGACAGTTTCACGTTCCCCGCTGCGTCGGACTCGACCGCCGCGTTGGACAGATTCCACCGCAGGACCGGGTGCCCGTCGTGCCGGAGGCGTTTCGAGAGAATCGCGGTTTCGAGGGACTTGGTCGGCGCCGACAGCGACCCGAATCCTTGTCGCATTTTGACACACGTCAACCCGTCGACCTGTTCGAGACGGCTGATCAGATCGGTCGCGTTCCACGGGTCGTAGGCGACGATCTTCAGGTCGAACTCCTGATCCCAGGCGTTGATCACCGCGCGCACGTATTCGTAATTCACGGTGGGACCCGGCGTGGCGGTGAGAAACCCGTCCCGCTGCCACTGGTCGTAGGGCACCCGGTCGCGCGTCACCCGCTGCAGGATGCGCTCGGCGGGCACGAAGAACTGCGGGAGCACAGCGAAATACTCGCCCATCGGAAACACCGCGACCGCGGCGGTGAGGTCCGTCGTTGTCGAGAGGTCGAGGCCGACGAAGCACCGGCGCCCGGCGAGGGCGGCGCGGTCAATCGGTCCAAGGCACGCGTCCCAGGCGGGCATCGTGATCCAGCGCGAGGCCTGCTCGGTCCACTGGTTCAGATACAGGCGGCGGAACGTGTTCTCCTGCGCCGGGATCTCCTTCGCCCGGGCGCAGGCGGTGCGCAGTTCGTCGAGACTGCGGAAGTCCCCGAGCGCCGGGTTGCAGGCGCGCCACACGGCCTCGTCGGTCCAGTCGGCGTCGGGCGCCGCCTCATAGAGCACCGGCAGAAACGACGGGTCGAGCGTGGGGTTGTCGCGGACCCGTTTCGCGTGCGAATACAGTTCCCACAGAATCGAGTGCCGGTCATAGCCTGCGGTCGAGATGGCGATCACGAGCGGTTGCGCCCGGGCGCCGGTGCTCGATGTCAGCACGTCCCACAGTTCCCGGGACGGTGCCGCGTGGAGTTCGTCGTAGATGACGCGCGAAGCGTTGAAGCCGTGCTTCGAATAGGCCTCCGCGCTGATCGCGCGGTAGAACGAGCCGGTCGCCCGGTGCACGATCCGCTTCTGGCTGTCGACGATTTCGCAGGCGGCGAGGAGCTCGGGATCGTTGCGCAACATCTGCGCGGCGACGTTGAACACCAGCGCCGCCTGTTCCTTGTCGGCGGCGGCGGAATACACCTCGCCGCCGATCTCGCCGTCGAACAACAACCCGTCAATCGCCAGCGCCGCCGCGAGTTCCGACTTGCCGTTCTTCCGCGGCAGCATCAACAGGCATTGCCGAATCCGCCGGCGACCGGTCGCGGGATCGACCGCGAACAGTGCGCGCAAGATTTTTTCCTGCCAGCGCCGCAGGCGGAACGTTTGTCCAGCAAATGGACCCTTGGTGTGCGTCAGCTGGTTGATGAGCCGAAGTTTCAGCGTGGCGGGGTTCGACGCGCGGGCCATCGGGCCTCTATTTCAGCACGCCCGCCCACTTGCTGTCGGGCGTCGGCACCCACGGTTCGAGGTTCGCACTCACGCGCGACCGGGCACTCGGCGTGATCCCGAGTTCGGTCGCCGCCTGCAGCATCAACCCGAACGCCTTGTTCGCCATCCCGAGCGCGGGGTTCGGGATCGGATACCCACTCGGCGTCTTCACCACCCACGGGTGCTTCGCGGCCTCGCGTTCCAGCGCGATCCACTGCGCATACTTCACGCAGTAACCCGTCAGCACCGCCCGATCCACCGTCGTCACCTGCCCGCGCGTGATCAGCACCGCGGCCAGGCGCCGCCACTCGTCCTGCGCCTCCGGGTCCACAAGGTCGGGCGGCACCGCCGCGTCGAGTGCTCCGTGCTGCGGTTCGCGCAAGTTCACCGGACGCTTCCCGGGATTGCCCCGGAGCAATTTCAGCGCGGTTGGTTGCGGTTTGCGGCCTCGCATGACCTATAGCGGGTCGGCGGCCGCTCCGTCGATGTCGCCGTGCTCCACCGCGCCTACGGCGGCGGTCGCGGCCTTCGGGTCGCCCTTGCAGAACACGAGCACGTTCTGGTGCGTCTTCCCGAGTTTCCGCGCGCCGTCGAACTGCCGCCCGACGCGGATCGGCAGCGACCCGAGGCACGTCACCAAGATCGCCTCGTTGTAAAACCGCGCACCGGCGTCTTCGAACGCGAGTTCGGTATCGCGCACGAAGCCCCGATAAAACCCCTGGCGATCGCGCAGGTCCCCGACGACGAAGCACGCGAACCGATCCGCTTTCAACGCCGCGACCGACGCGGCGACGATCTGCCGATAGGCGGTGAGGAACGCGGGATAGTCCAGCGTGCTGAGATCCGCGGGATCGTCGCTGTAGACCTCCAGATCGCCGTAGGGCGGGCAGCTAAACACGAAGTCCGCCTCGGCGCCGCCGACGAACGTGCCGAGGGCGCGACTGTCGCCCACGATCCACCGTGGGCGCGGGTCGTCGCAGATGCGCGCGGCCTGGGTTTCGTTGGCGGCGATTTGTTCCGGTCGCAGGTCGACGCCGAGATACCGGCGCCCGAGTTTGCTGGCGACGATCCCGCGCACGCTGCCGCCTGCGAAGGGATCGACGATCAACCCCGCGGGCGGGCACCACCACCGATACGCCAGCTCACAGAGGACCGGGTCGAAGACCGACGTGCCCGACGCGGCGCCGTCCGGCGCGTTGGTCGGCTGGTAGTCGAGCGTGCCGTCGGCGGCGCGCCGCACGTTCGGACCATGCGGCGGGCGGGCCATGCGGGGCGCCGGTCCTGCCGCGAGAATCGCTTGGCTGCGCTCGTCCGTTCCGGCGCCGGTGACCCACGTCAGCCGTTTTCCGCCCACGATGTGTTCTCCCCGCATGAGGTCTTGCCCAAAGACCCGCGCCGGTCCCCTTCGATGCGGCCTCACGCTAAGCTCGTCGGGTCATGGGTCCGATCACGAAAATCTCGCGCCTTAAGGCGGCGGTCGCTGCCGGGGACCACGTCGAAGCCCTGCGCATTGCCGCCCGGTTCCCGCGCCTGGGCGAGGAGACCGCCACGATCACCCGCGGGTGGGCGGCGCACATGAACCCCGAGTTCTACCGGCAGATCGGGCACGACCCGCACCGTCTCGTCGCGGACGGCATCGCCGCCGTGCGCGCGAAGTATCGCGTCTAGCCTCCCACATTCCAGAACACCGCCCCGGGGCGCGCCTGCGTCGAGACGAAGCGCCACGCCTTCGCGTCGTAGTGCGCGCTGGACGGAAACGGCGGCGGGCACCTCGCGACCTGCTCGAACCGCTCCGGCGCCGTCAGGACGATGGCGCGCCCGACCTTCGGCACCGCGCCGATCCGCACCGCCACGAACGCCGAGCGCGGCCACGCCGCCTGTAACGCGCGGGTGAGCACCCCGCTGCCCGCCACGGACCACACCTCCGGTGGGTCGCCCAGGTCGAGCGCGCGCGCGACCGCCGCGAGGCCCGCCACGAACGGCGGGCAGTCGAATCCGAACGGGAGCAGGCACGCCCCGCTGACGGCGCAATAGGCGCGTGCACGCGCGCGAACGACGGTCATATACCCGTTGGGCACTTCGATGATGGTGGCGCCCGCCTGCGCCGCTGCGCGGGTGCTCGGGTGCCACGCCCGACGAGCGGCGCAGA